TACGCCATTGACCGATCAACGAGCAAGAGGTACATAGTAGATGCTATTAAAATTAGCCGCCCGTCTCCAGCCGATATCCGTAATCTTATTTTTGATTGGACATCCCTCTACTCTCCCTCAGAGTGGATCGTCGAAAAGAACGCCTTCCAATCCTTCTTAACACAAGACGAAGGTATCCGTATGCACTTAGCATCACGCGGAGTGCAGTTCAAGGAACACCATACTGGTTCTAATAAATGGGATGCCGGTTTCGGTGTGGCATCTATGTCTACCCTTTTCGGTACTAAGCAATTTGATGGTAAGCACCATCGAGATAACTTAATACATCTGCCATCAGATCAGACTGAGAATATCAAGGCTTTGATCGAGCAGTTAATTACCTGGACTCCAACGACTAAGGGTAAGACCGATATGGTAATGGCTTTGTGGTTCTGTGAGATCCGAGCACGTGAGATGCTCAACTACGGAAAGTATGCCACCCACCATATGAAAAATCCATTCCTATCTCGCCAAGAGATGGGCAAGCGAACAGTGATTAACTTAGAAGAAGCCTTCGCTGAACAAAATAAAATGAGAGTCATCTAAGGAGATAGCAATGAAGAAATCAGAAAAGCCAAAGATCAAGATCACTGGTACCGCTAAGGCTACTCCAGTCCCACCAAAGAAAACATTTAAGCCAGGTTCAATGGTAACAAGTTCAAAGAACGTTACTGTTAAGCCAGCCGCTGCAAAGAAGAAGTCACCATCACTAGCTGCTAAAGCAGCAGGCGCAGTAGGCAAGGTTGCAAGTCGTGTAAAGACAACAGCACGCGAAGCACGCGATATCCCAACAGCAGTTGGAACAGCTATAAGAGCAACAGCAGATGGTAAAAAAGGTTTACGCAAAGAGTACGCCGTAGCTGAATTAAAGAAGCAAGTTAAAGAGACAACAAGAGCTGCTAAGACTGGTCTAAAAGGATCAGCCGCACCTCAATACGGCAAAGGCCGAGGCAACCGTTAATAGTTTTACCCCCAGTTATTAGGAGTTCCATTGTTATCAGTCAAAGAAGTTGACGCGAAAGTAGCGCGGCTACGCTCACGATCAGCAGCACGTGACCAGCGTATGCGCGATGTGCTTTCGGTACGTCAGGGAGATATCTCCAAGGTATACCCTGCTATGTTTTCAGAGGACTATCCAAAGCCTCTCGTTGCCAACTTCATTGACGTAGCAGCACGTGATCTAGCAGAAGCTATGGCTCCACTGCCATCCTTTAACTGCTCAGCAACCAATATGGTTTCCGATACAGCACGTAAAGCTGCAGATACTCGCACCCGTATCGCTAACTTTTACGCCACAAACTCTGATTTACAACTCCAAATGTATACCGCAGCCGATTGGTATAACACCTACGGCCTAGGTGTTGGTATGGTTGAGATGGATTACGATGATAATAATCCTCGTATCCGTATGCTTAACCCATTTGGTACCTACCCAGAGCTAGATCGTTATGGTCGAGTTTTATCGGTTACCCAAGTTATTGTTACCGATGCAGAGACATTGGCTGCACAGTACCCAGAGTTCTACGACCAGATCCTAGGTCGCAATCAGTACCAGTTGTCTTCGCCTTATATCTCAATGGTCAAGTACCACGATAAAGATCAAGACCTGTTATATCTACCAGAGCGTAAGAACCTAGTTTTATCTAGCACGCCTAACATACTAGGCAAGCCAATGGCATCTGTCATTATGCGTTCCTCCCTTGACGGAGAAGCACGCGGTCAGTTCGATGATGTACTCTCAGTACAACTCGCTCGTGCTCGCTTTGCAGTATTGCAGATCCAAGCTGCTGAAAAGTCTATCCAAGCACCTATTGCTATTCCACAAGATGTGCAGGAGTTGGCACTCGGACCAGACGCGATTATGCGTTCTGCTAATCCACAAGGCATCCGTCGTGTACCACTAGAACTTCCACCTGGAGTCTTTACTGAATCCGGTGTCCTAGAGCGTGAACTACGTCTAGGTGCTCGCTATCCTGAGTCACGCTCAGGCAACATTGACGCATCCGTTGTTACTGGTCGTGGCGTACAAGCGCTACAGGCAGGCTTTGATACACAGATCAAGGCAGCACAAGCACAGTTTGCTCGTATGTTCCAAGAACTTATCTCTGTTTGTTTTGAAGCAGACGAGAAGATTTTTGGTGGTATTCCTAAAACCATCAAGGGTTCAGACGATGGAACACCTTATGTACTCAAGTACATTCCATCACGCGACATTAAGGGTGAGTATGGCGTAGATGTCCGTTACGGAATTATGTCTGGTATGGACCCTAACCGTGCCATCATCGCTTTGCTACAAATGCGTTCAGACAAGCTCGTATCACGCGACTATGTACGTCGTGAGATCCCGATGGATCTTAACGTTACACAGGAGGAACAACGTGTTGACATTGAAGAAATGCGCGATTCTTTGCGGGTTGCTGTTGCTCAGTATGCACAGGCGATACCGGCACTCGCGGCGCAAGGCCAAGACCCTTCACAGATTATCAGCCGTATCGCTGCTGTTATCCAAGGTCGCCAAAAAGGACAAGCCCTAGAAAACATTATCGAAAAAGCATTTATGCCAGAACCAGTAGCAGCACCAACCCCAGAGATGCCACCTATGGCACCAGGTATGGAGCAACAGAATCCAGCAGCAGGTGCGGCCCCCGCCCCAGCCTCAGCGCAACCAACACAACCTCAAGGTGGTATGGCCCCTGCTGCTGGTCAACGTCCCGATATAGCACAACTACTAGCCGGCATCACCGGCGCAGCATAAGCAAAGGAGGTGGAAATATGAATAAAGGATCACGCGCAGCCGCACCAATGGCAAAGCCAAAGGAAGGCAAGATGGATCACTCCAAGCCAGCCGGCGGTAAGGTAATGGCATCAATGATGCCAGCAGGTCGCCCAGGTAAGAAGACAAAAAAGGGTTAATTATTTTAATGGAAGGTGTGTAGGACGATGGACCATAATAGAATACGTCGTCCTATACGCTCTTCCGATTTTGTAGTAATACTTACAGAGACTGCATATAACTTCTCGCAAGTTGTATCAGGATTTTTTGAATCATTATATGAATTAAGCATTTACCATTCTAACCAAAAGACTGAAACCAATCAGGCTTGGGAAAAGATGGCGCAAGACTTAGAGACTTTAGAGGAGGAACAACAGTGAGTATGATGAATCCACTGGCTGGACCAGCAGGTCCAGGTAAATTCTCCACACGTACAGATAACCTAGAGATGGGTTCTATTGCATACGGTGAGGGTGTTGAGACTGCTGATATTAAATCAGGTGCTCCACTTGGAAAAACTGCCGATGCAGTATCAGGACCAACAGGTAGACTGCGTCAAGCAGAGGTGCCATTAACAGGATTATATGCAGAAACAGAACGTCCCGATGAACCGATCACATCAGGTATTGATCGTGGCGAAGGGCCTGGTTCCAGCGCACTACGTATGAATAAGGTAACAGTTAAACTTTCAGACACTTTGGCACAGATGCTTCCATTTGACACTACAGGAGAAATTGCTGTCCTATACCAAGAAGCACTATCGCGGGGTAACTAATGGCTGATAATCTTAAAGCAGCCGCATACGCTGCTGGTTTAACGCCAGAACAAAAGCGTGAGATTGATATTCTTTCTAAGAAGATGACTAAGCACAAAGAACTTAGCAGTCTTCCAACTGATATAGCGCAGAAGTCTTTTGATCAAATGCCAGTAGATCAGCAAGAAGATATGGTTAAAACCTTTGGGCAACAAGATGTTATTGAGAAGCCAGGCAAGGGTTGGATGTCAGCAGCCTTTAACTATAATCCAATAACTTTAGCTTTCAAAGCTGCTATTGAAGTATCTGAAGGTGTAACTCGCGCCTATCGCGCTATTGCTATTCCTCTATCACAGGGTGAGCTTGGCTTTGCTTGGGATAAAGCAAACGATAAAGGCGACAAAGTCTTTAACGAAGGCCGTATTGAAAAGGCCAAGGGCCTCTATGGTCAAGATGCAGTAGATATTGCTATGCGTATTAAGTCCGGTGAAAGCCTTGCAACTATTGCAAAAAGTGCTACACCTGAACAGATGAAGTATCTTGCCTTCGCTGACCCAACAAATAAAGTTATTGCCGGTGTAGAAAACGTAGAAGAAGAACGAGCACTATTTAACGAAACCCTTGGGGTAGTAGATCGTGCTAAGTTTTCACCAGGTCGTCAACTTGCTAACCTTATTCTACCTGAAGCACTTGAGAAGAATAAACTAGCCTACTCTCTTACATCAGGTACTGTAGATACATTATTTAGATTCTTTGTAGATCCACTTGTCGTAGGGTCCAAACTTCGCAGTCTGTATGTAGTTGGTAAGTATTCACTTGAGGCAGTTACTGGCGGTAAGAAAGTTGCAGAAACCTTTGCTATGCCAAAGGTAGCAGAGTTCTGGGATACCTACGGCGCAGCGCTAGATCGCTACACCAAGGCACAGGCTCGTTCTCCTAAAGATGCAGCAGCGGCTAAGCGTGAACTTGAGATCCTTGCACCTGAGTATGGTCCAGAAGTTATCCGTGCTTTCCAGAAGAATCAAGTTACTAATGCAGCATCAGCACGAGCGTTCTTTGAGAATACAGAAGAGGCAGTAGCAGTACTAGCTGGGTCTGTAGGACGCAAGCGAGTCATTATTCCACGTCTTGACGCAGCACGTCAGGCACGTGTTAAATTTATGACCGAAGCAGATAAGATAATTAACATAGATAAGCGTGCTCCTAGCTTTATCAACAGTATGTTTGGAGATCTGCCAACAACAGATGGTGTATCCAAGGCACTCATTGATGGACAAGAGCAGATTGTTAACTTTGTTAAAGGTACCGGCGGTAAAGGTACATTACGATTTTCTATGGAATCACTTGGTCTTCGCTTAGATAAATTTAAGGCTAAGTTTAATATTGCTCCTATGTTTAAGAATGACCGATTTGATGTAACCGCAAAAGATGCTTCTCTACAAATTTATCGTCTTGCACGAGTTGTGTTTACTAAAGAAGATTCTAAGATGATTGCTGAGACATTTGAAGCTATTACAGATGTTGGTAAGCGCAAAGAAATGTTTGCTGGACTATGGGGAAACATTGCTGAAATTCGTGGGTTAAACCTTACAGAAGCAGGACAAAAACTTACCGCCCAAGCCCAAGGAAAATATGGTAAAAGGTTTGGTCTTGAAAATACTGAAGATGCAACTATTGGAGCAATAAGATCTGACTTCGATACGACTATGGCAGCACCTAGCCTAGTAGATATTGACCGTGCAGCAGTGCGCTCTGGTTTTATTAACAGAGCATTAGGTACTGCTAACAAACAGTGGGTTGATAATATGACCGGATACTGGTCATTTCTTACCCTTGCTGGTCCACGTTATGCTATCCGTAACGCAACAGAAGATCTTATGGTTCACCTTGCTATTGGTGGATCTGCTTGGGGCCTTGCAAAAGGACGTTATCTTTCAACGCGTGTTAACACAGCATTTGAAGCAGCACGAAAGTCGGGCAACTTTACAGAAAGCCCACTAGGAACTTTAATGCGCGTTGTCAATAAAAAGGAATCAGCCAAATACGAAGCTCAGATTGCTAAAATTGATACAGAAATTGTAGAAGCACGCAAGTTAATGGTTGTAAAGACCAAAGAACTTAATGAAGCAGTAGATGAAGCTGACAAGATCCGCATCAGAGGCGAGATTGATGAGCTAAAAGCCACATCTTCCCGCAATGTTGTAGAAGAAACACGCCGTATTATGGCAACTGCCTTCACATCTGGACGAATAAATCGTTATAGAGAGTACATTGGTCGCGGTCCTATGTTTGAAGATGAAGCAGAGATCCTTGCAGAGCACTTAATCTGGGGAAATCTTGATAACTCAGTATCTTTAATTACTGAAGGTGCAATGAACTTTGCATCATCAGGGGCTGACTATCTTACAAGCGCCGTATCACTTGCTAAATCAACTGGTGTCCGTAACGAAAAACTTATTATTGAAGATCCTAGGGCAAAGAAGTATGCAAAGTCAAGAAACTTTACAAAAATTCCTATCGGTCCTGAAAATGAAAAGTCAATGCTCAGTTGGCTTCAACGTATTAGTTACTACACCAATGACGAGGTAGGATCTATCGCTGTAGCAAATCTTGGTGATAAACCCACTGCTATCCGCGAGATCCTTGAGTATATGAAGAACAACCCAGAGTTCCGCAAGTTAGCACAGCTTGAGGCACGTGGGAAAACAGATGCAGAACACGCTGAACTTATCTACACACGAGCACGTGAGATCTTTGAAACCAAGCGTATTGGCAAAAACGGTGAAAAAGAACTTAATCTAGAACTTCTTAACAAGATCAGATTTAAGAATGAACAGACCGGCAAGATGGGTATCTCTGGTCAGTTAGGTATAGACGATCTACCAAAGTTTATGGATGATGTCCCAGAGTACGTAGTTGGACCTGAGTTAGTTCCAATAGCAGAGGCTGGCAACAACGCAGCTTCTCTTATGACACACGGTTGGACTTGGCTCGGTATGGCTAACGGACGTATATCACGTGAGCCAATGGTATTTAACGAGATCATTGCTATTCGTAAGTCAATGAAGAAGTCTGGTATGGAAGATGCTTACATTCAATCAGTAGTAAGCAAGGTAGATCAGGCTAATCCAAAGGCTGTACTTGAAGCAACAGAGCGTGCTAAACGCCAGTTTGCTCAGATCGTAGAAGACCGTGCAGTAACTCAGATCTTGCAGTATGTGGATAACCCACTTGTGCGTACACAGTTAGCATTTGGAGTTCGTAACTTCTCACGCTTCTATCGTGCGACTGAGGATTTCTATCGCCGTGCATATCGTATGGTTCGATACAACCCTGCATCTATCCGTAAGGCAGCACTGACATATGATGGTATTAGCCACAATGGTTTCATCCAAGAAGATGACCAAGGTGAGAAGTACTTCGTATATCCGATGTTAGAGCCAGCATATAGAGCAGTTCAGACTGCAATGACTGCACTTGGTGTACCTGCTGAATTTAAGGTACCAATGCCTATTCAATTTGGATCACAGGTAAAGATGCTTACACCATCTCTAAACCAAGATTCTATTATACCTACATTTAACGGTCCACTAGCAGGTGTATCTATTAAGACACTGACTAACCTAGTAGATATATTTGGCGCACCTGGAGCGGCAGATACTATTACTCAGTACACTTTGGGTAAGTATGCTGTAGATCAATCGTTTGTATCTGCTTTCCTACCAGCACACATCAACCGTTTTGTTGAAGCAATGGATAAGGATGAGCGTGATTCACAGTACGCAAGCGCTTGGCGCAAGGCAGTAACCTACCTTGAGGCAGCAGGTCACGGACTTAAATTAACTGAAGATGAGTTTGGGAATGTTATTCCTCCATCAATTCAGGAACAAGAAGAGTACCGTCAGCGTATCAAGAACACCACGCTTTCTATTATCGGTACACGTTTTGTGCTTGGATTCGTATTACCGGCAACGCCACAGGTACAACTCAAGGCTGATATGGCTCAGTGGATTAGCGATAATGGCAATGCCAACTTTAAGCAGGCTTGGAATAAACTCCTAGACCAATATCCTGGAGATTACGATGCTGCTATGGCTAAGTGGGTAGAACTATTTCCTAATCAAATACCTTTTACAGTAACTGAATCTGATAAGAAAACAGTTGCTGTAATTAGATACGCAGAAGAATCAGGTCTTTGGGCAGAAAAGAACGCTGATCTATTTGATAAGTATCCACAAGGTGCAGCATTTCTTATTCCTCACAAGTCAGGTTTCTCTTGGGACGCTTACACAACTATGAAGAATATGGGTCTAAAGTACAACAAGCGTGTAGATGACTTCCTTAAAGATGCCCAAACAGCGGCTGATTTGCAGACTTATTACTCAAAGAAAAACGAGTATGAAGTTGCTTTAGAGGAAAGCATTACAGATGTTGAGCGTTCTATAGCTCGTACAGAGTTTCAGGAGTGGGCTAAACTCTTCAAGGCTGGTCGTCCGTTAGTTCAAGAAGAACTAGCAGAAGGTGGCAAGAAGGCAGTTGCGCGTATTAACGCTATCAATGACCTGCGTAATATGATTGATGATCCAAAGGTCAAAGTTCGTGGTCCACTGCAAAAGCAACTTAAAGAGATGCTTGATCTTTACGACTCATATAAAACAGATAAAGAAATCTTCTCAGAAATCCCAGGTGGATCAAAGGTATCTTCATTCCTTAAAGAAGATACTATTGTCAAGATGCGTGAACTTTCACGAGCAAATGAAAATACTATAAGCGCATACAACACGTTATTCGCCTCACTGCTAGGAGATACAAGTGGCTAAACCAGATACATCATTTGATGATTTTATCAATGGTCTTAGTAAGGCAAAACCAGAGACCGTCTTAAAGATATCTCAGCAACTTAAAGATGCTAACCTGTATAAAGGTAAGATAACTGGCAAGTTTGATATCAAATTATACAATGCGCTTATAGAGGCAAAACAGGGATATAAAAGTGCAAACGCTTTTGCTAAAACATACGATCAACCAGTAGTAACTCCATTTGATTACCTTGAGCAAATTGGTATGGAAGGTGCTGATACTGGAGTTGCAGGAGCGCCTAGAACTACAGTTCAAACCTATGTGACCAGCCCATCTCAGACAGCCAAACTGCTAGATACCGTAGCCGAAGATCTACTAGGTCGTAAGTTAACCAAAGCTGAGAAGAACAAGTACACAAAACTTATCAACCAACAGCAAAAGCAACAGCCATCAGTTCGCACTGATGGTAAAGGATTCTCTAGTACTCGTGGTGGGGTAGATGAAACACAGTTTATTACCGAGCAAATCGGTGCTACGGCTGAGGCTAAGACCAACCGTGCCACAGATGCCTACGCAATTATGATGCAGGAACTTGGAGGTCTACGCTAATGGCTAAAACATTTGAAGAGTGGGCCGCCACCGAAGTACACGATCCAAAGAAAAAGATCAGTAACTTTGAAAAACTTTCAGCACCCTTTCTTATAGGTTCCTACAATACCTGGGGTGATGTATATGAAGCTGCCGGTATTAAGCCACCAAAGGAAAAGCCAAAGACCAAAGATACAAGTCCTGGTGAACCAGACGATATAGTTGACTTAATTAGGTTAACAGAGACTATCCTCTCTGGAAAAGAAAGCGGTATTCTTAGGTATGAACCAGGAACTGAGGAATATAAAGACGCTGCTGAAGATATTAAAAAAGACAAAGATCGTCTTAAAGAATTAAAGACACGTCTTGAAACAGCAAAAGGCGCTAAAACTGTTAAGAAAGAACAGGACGTTTACAAGGAAGAAATAGGCGCTTACGAAGCAAAAGTAAAAGCTGCTCAAAAGAAACTTCAAATTGCCAAAGATACAGGCGGGGATGTTAACACCGCACAGGCAGAACTAGATGAGATAGTTAAAGTTAAACCTATTGCTCCTTCTATAACTACAGAAGATGTAGGAATGGCTGGTCAGCCATCAGGGTACCGTAATATTGGCACTCAAAAGGTTGGCGTTACCCCAACAACCCCTGCTCCTGGCACACCAACTAAAGACGGTACGCCATCCAAAGGTGGTGCAGGTGGTGCAGGTGGTAAGGGTGTCAAAGGGAAAGAAACCCCTGTTCTTACAGATGCAGAGCAACGTGCTCAAGCCCTTGAAACAGCAGGTGAGAATTTTGATCTACCTGAAACAATCTTTAATAACGTACCTAGCCTAAAGCAAATTCTTAACCGTTATGTGAAAGAAGATTGGACTCCGGAAAAACTTCGTAAAGCAATTCGTGATGATGTCTGGTATCGCAAAAACTCTAAGGAAATTAAAGAAAGATATGTCCAGCTCTACAACTACCGTGACCTAGTAGCAACAGGTCAGGCAGATGGATCTACTGATTACGAAAAGCAGATCTCAACTCTTGAGCGTCAGATCGCTGACAAGGCTCGTCAAATGGGTTCTGGTATTGCATCAGATCCAGCAGCACTTCGTAAAGCTGCTGAGAATATGTATATTACAAATGTAGGTATTGATGATGCAATGACAACAGACTTTATCGCTGCTGCTATTCGACCAATTAAATCTATTATTGGTGGACAACCAACAGAAGGATACTCTGGTCAAGCTCTCAAGGACTACCAAGCAATCCAAAGCATTGCTCAAGCAAATGGATTCCGTGTTAAAGATATTGTTCCTGGTGGTTCTAACGAACGTCAAGTACTTGAAGGTATTGCAACTGGAAGGTTAGATGCAAACCGTATAGCACAGGATGCTCGTAGACTAGCGATGCAGGGTCAGCCAAAGTACGTCCGTGACCTATTAAGCCAAGGCTATAACTTAGATCAGGTCTTTGCTCCATATCGCCAGACAATGGCTAATCTCCTAGAGATTAACCCAGATGAAATTGATCTTAACGATTCAACACTACGTTCTGCTATTAGCGATAAGGGTGATATGAACCTTTACGACTTTAAGAAAACTCTTAAAGCAGATAAGCGTTGGCAATACACAGAAAATGCTAAGTCCGAAGTTTCGGATATGACACTTAAAATTCTTCGTGACTTTGGATTCCAGGGGTAATTATGGCTATCGAAAAAAATCTTCCATTAGATGATTATTTAGGAATAGACTCACTTAGCGGTATGAATACTGGCGCAACCGCAGGTGTTCCTCAAGGAGCTTTCGAAAAAGATGGACCTTTAGGTGGCGGTGCCAATAGACCTGTTTCTGAAACTCAGCCAGCAAGTGATTACTTAGGTACACAAACACTTGGTGGTGCTGGAATTGGAATAGCTGTTGATCCGGTTACTGCTAGTACTGCCAGTACTGCTACTACTGACCCTGTAAAACCAAAACTTATATCTACTTATACTGATGATGAAACTGGCGACGTCATTGATGTATATGAAGATGGAACAGAAGCAATCCGCAAAAAAGGTACAGTAAAACTTGACGCCACAAAAGCTGCTGAAGCTACTGCCGCAGCAACATTAGCAAAAAAAGTATCAGCCTTTGATATCTTGCGACGAGAATTTACAGCAAAAGGATTAGGGTTTCTTGTCGAGGCAGCAGAAAATGCCATTATGAATGAAGATTCAGATGCGGGCCGTCTTTTAGCATTACGTAATTCTCCTGCTTATCAACTGCGCTTTAGTGCTAATGCAGAGCGTATTAAAAAAGGTCTTACAGCACTTGATGAAGCAACATACCTTGGTATGGAAGATCAATACCAAGAGGTAATGCGCCAGTATGGATTACCTGCATCATATTATGCTAAGGACGCCACTGGAAAGCAAGCTGGTTTTGAACAGCTTCTTGCTAATGATGTCAGTAATATAGAATTAGGTGACCGTTTAATGGTAGCCCAGGATCGTGTACTCAAGTCTAACCCAGAAGTTCTTAGTGCTCTAAAGGGCTTTTATCCAGATATTACCAATGGAGATATCTTGGCTTACACGCTTGATCCTAAGAACGCTATTAAGGAAATCCAGCGCAAGGTTACTACTGCTGAAATTGGTGGTGCTGCGGTACGTTCTGGATTGAAAACTAACGTTTCAGATGCTGAGTACTTACAGCGTTATGGTGTTACAAAGGAAACAGCAGACCAAGGCTATGCAACTATTGCAGGTGGCCTACAGCGTGGTTCACAGTTGGCATCAATCTATGGAGAAGATCCATACACACAGGCAACTGCAGAGACAGAAATATTTAACGTTCCAGGTGCTCAAGAAGCACGCAAGCAACGTCAGAGAATTACTGGACTAGAGAAGGCCACCTTTAGTGGTCAATCCGGACTTACTCAAGGAGCCTTAGCACGAGATCGTGCAGGCGGTTACTAAATAATAAACCTGCCACTAGAACTACTGGCCTAGTGGAGCGACAACAATACCAGGAGTCAGAGCCATACCCAATCCCCATTGGAGTATGAGGCTGGCGAAATCAACTAACTGATAGGGAGATGGACTATGTCCAATTACGAGTACGAGGATGAAGATGACGATTTCACAAATGATTCGTCAAATGACCTTGTAAAGCAACTACGCAAGGCTTCAAAGCAAAAGGATAAAGAACTACAAGAGCTTCGTGCTCAGTTTGAAAACCTAAGCAAAGGCCAGCGCGAACGAGCAATTAAGGATGTCCTCGCAACTCGCGGGGTAAATAGCAAAATTGCTTCATTTATTCCGCAGGACATTGACCCAACTGAAGAGTCACTGTCTAAATGGCTAGATGATTATGCCGATGTATTCGGTTATGAATCCAGCCAAACCCAGGCAACACCTAATGTAGATCCAGCTCAGGCTGCAGCATATAAGCGTATGACTAACTCCGCAGACTCTGGCGCTTCGCCAGAACACAACGGAGATATTATGCAGAAACTTATGAACGCTAACAGCAAAGAAGAGTTAGATGAAGTCATTAGATTGTCTGGACTCTAATCCGATCCTAAACAAGAAAGGCTAGACCTAAATGGCTATCCCAACAGGTACACCTACCAGTACTGGTAACATTACCGCACTTGTGCAAGCAGCATACGATCAGTATGTAAGAATGGCGCTTCGCTCCATTCCTGTAATGCGCTCACTTGCAGATGTTAAGCCAGTACAACAGGCAATGCCAGGATCATCAGTTGTTTTCTCAATCTACTCAGATCTTGCACAAGCAACATCTACATTGACAGAAACATCAGATGTATCTTCCATTGCTCTT